TCCATATTACGTTTTTTAAACTCTAAAATTATCATTTATATATTTATAAACTTCAAATTTGAAACTTCATTTTATTTAATACATTCATAAAAAATGATAATACAAGGAAAAAATGGAACTATCTGTACCTATTGGAATGATATACTTATATCCTCTATGCCTTTAGGCAACAAGTCAATAAAAGACTATGAAGATGCTACAAATAGATTTATTTTACAGTCTTGTAGATCAGGACACAATATAAAAGATTTAATTATATACGCAAGAGCATACTGTAATACAGTCTTTAAAAAAAAAATTACAAAAAAAAGAATCGATCGTGATGAACACCATGCCTTTAATATGAGTTTACTTGCTCTTGTTAGATTAAAACAAATACATAGTGATGATGTTACACTTGTATGTCCCCGTAAAAAATCACGCCAATGATAAAAATCCATGCTCATCTTCTGTAGTATACCCTATATCTTCTTCTTCTGCTGAACCCTCACTATCACTATATTTATCGCTTTTTACCCACGCAGGAGGTTTGTAATCCTCATCTAACAGTTCTTCAAAATGTATTTGTAATTTAGTCACTAAATCTTTTTTATCATTATCCCTTAAAACTTTAATTATTTCTTTTACATCTTCCACGTAAATGTTTTCCATTTTATTAATGGTTTACATTTTTTATTTATGAAGTACAAAAAATTATCCTTTATTTGTGAACATACACCATCCTTTTTTTTTAATTCATCTATTTCAGTCTGTAGTTCCTCCATCTTTAGCATAATATTTTCCATCTTTATCTTTAACAAGATTTTTATTTTCGATGAGAACATATTGTTTATATCTTCGGTGTTCGATGTTAATAACATCTAAATCCATTTGATTCAAAGGCTCTTTAAATACATCTACAGGATGATAATTATATACAGTATCTAATGTTCGATACACCCAAGAATTCTTATGTGGGCTACGACCAAATTTGTATCCATTAACTAGGTACACATACTTGTTATTTTTAATTATTTCAGGTAGAATACTATTAATCGAATCATCAGTCCAATGCTGTATTACATCCTTCAATATTACAAAATCATAGCCTAATGGGATCTGACCAGCATCAGCATGATGAAAATCTATATTATCTTTTTTATACTTTTGATTTGCTTCGATAACTGATTGTACACAATCAATGCCTGTATAATCAAGACCAGTCCAATCAATATGTTGGGAAAAGTTCCAATCCCCACAACCAATATCCATAACCGTATTACTACCTGTTTCAATGATATGTTTCATCAATTCTCCTATATGGAATTTGATATCGTGTGTTAGGGTACTACTACCTGTACCTGATGTACCATTTCCATTTTCATCTTTTCCCCAAACTTTTTTATTGTAGATCTCAGTAAATTGTGATTCCATTTAATAATATTATTATTATTTTATGTTTAAATTTTAATTTTACGTATAAGCAAAAGACCCATTTGTATAACCTCGTTTCATTTTTTAAAAGGTAAAGTTTAGATTTTAAAAGTAATGTTGACTCGTGTATAAGGAAACAAAGGCAATTAGATTTTTATGTTTAATTTTACTCAAAGTTTTGTATAGGAAATAATTAATTTATAATTAATTAATATATAATACATTACATTCCACTGTACGTCGAAAAAAGAACCAAAATAAGGATTTACCTTTATTTACTTATACATTGGTGATACACGCCTTTATAAAATCATTTTTTTACTTTTGACCGAATAAACTTTGAATTAAATTCATCGGTAATGCTTTATTTTTTTCTACTTTGTAAATGACTGCTGAATTATTATCTACATTTGCGAATGAACCATCAGGATCTGTAATAGTTGTTGTGATTGTTGATAATGGCTTATTTCGAGTCATTGTAAATACTAAATCCGACTGACCTGAGTTAAAAAAATCACCTGATTCTGTACTTTTCATAACATGAGCCATAACTGGTAATCTTTCACCTGAATCATGACCACCCATATACTCAGAATCATCTATTAAATCAGACCTTATAGTATAAAATGGATTTAACATTTTTCTTGGGGGACCGCCATCCGCAACAACACCGATACTACCACTATCTACAACAATAGGAGTATTATATTGGAAATCCTTTCCAGTCGTAGCATCGTGGATAATTTGGGTTGTAAGTACATTTGGTTGGTATAGTGTATTCCCAAATACATTTTGATGATAAAATAATGTATCTTCTGCTTTTATAACCGCCGATGTTGTTAGTTTATTTAATTTATTGAGATTACTTGTATTTACCCTGTTTTGCATAGTGTTGGAGGCAGATACAGATGAATTAAATTGTTCGTAGGTAAATCCTAATATACCCATTAAAGAATCATTCCATTGATCTTCAGGTATATTGAATGATTCGACGGCGATCCCTGAATGACTATCAATAATTGACATAGGGAAAATATTTCTATTATCTATATCAACGTCAACTGTACCTCCTGCTGTTCCTGCGGGACCCGATATACTAACTTTCTGTTTATTAAGATAAGGTTGCATTCCTGGACATGGATTTTGTCTTCTTAATCGTTTATTTATGCGATAGACTAAGGCATTACTTCCGTCATTAGCCGCATAATTTGCTTGTCCAGCAGCACCATCATTTCCTAAATATTCGGAAGTATAGAAATCAGTAAAAGCAAATCTATCCTTTATATTATCATATGATAACTTAGGATCGGGAGCACCCAAATAAGTCTCATTAATTACCTGACCTAGTGGTGTACTGTAACCGGATTGTGAACCATTTTCGTTTTGATCATCAAAAGCAGTTACAAGATTATTTCGTAGATCAGGATGTTCTGATGGTGTATATATTCCAAGACAACTATTACCATACGCCGTGAAGTGTGGATCATATCCAATAAATCTTTGGTATTTATCCTGACTATACTGACCGTCTACCACCGCCGTAGTACCTCCTATAAAAAATCCCGAAGCATTATAGTAATATGCCGGAACACCACCTATACCATCTGAGACCACCTGTACATTGTCCCCATTCTTTAAAAACATTCCATAGGATAATAATTTATCTTGTTCATCGTATAAAGGTTCTTCATAAAATGTATTTTCTTGTTCTTTGATATACGTTAAAAATAATGGAGCAGATGTAGTATTGTATTTAATACTTACAGAAGCATTCACCGCGGTTTTAGCAAAATATAAATCACTACCAAACTCTTTTCTTGTGGGACCTTTTGCTTTATCAGCATCAGCGTGTGCTTGTACCATATCTATATGTAAAAATCTTGAATTATCAGGAGTTAGTTGAACTAATGTATCCTCAATATTAAATGTTAAATTTGTGCCTTGAAGAATTATACCATTAGTCACTCCATCTATTGTTATGTTCTGTAGTAATGAAACACCACCTGTAATATTTTCTATATTAGTTACATTCACAGTTAGTGGTGTTAATGCTCCATTTGATACTGTTATTTTTCTTGTTGACTTACCAAGCGGAGGTGTTAAATCTAATCCTGGAGCAGTCACAACGAATACTTGAATTACATTTTTACCGACCGCAATATCTTCATTAACTGTTAGTGTTCTTGTTGAAGTGACTTTGGTATTTAGTCTATCGTGATATGGACTACTTGCATTCCTAAAATCCCAAAATTCTGGGTATAGTTCCTGTGTTTTTATCCATCTTGATATTCTTTCAAGATTTGTTTTATTATAATCTATATTTAATGTTATTCTTAGAGTTTCTTTATCTGCTACATCATCACTATTTACATTTGTTATTTCATTATATCTATTACCACCATGAAATAATTGATTTCCCCAATCACTTCGCCCTGCTTCAACAAAGTCAGGTCTTTTAAATGCGACAAACTGATAACAATTTATCCAATCTAATCTTTGTTGTGCAACCTTCGCAGCCAGACCAGTACCATTAAAATCAAACGATTCTACTGAACTATTATTATCTTCGTTGAATGTTGAACCATTCGCACACGTGAAGGTTTTGTAGGTCTCAGTAGAATATGTAGCAGCAAGTACAGATTGACCACAAAAATTTTCCTTATTACTTGGATTATCCGCTGTTCTGTAATAATAATATTGTTCTAAACTACTCGCATTCTGTAATCCATCTGAAAATGTTTCAGCAATAAAATCAGCACTACGTCTTCCAGAAGGAATAGATACATCTAATTCTTCACGATATAATATATACTCTGATACCGCAGGATCAATACTACCATTACCATTACAAAATCGCTCCAGTGAAGGAACACTTGGTTTAGTTGAACTCGCATTAAACCATGTAGTTCCATTACGAACAAAGATCGTATGTTTTGTACCGTCTTGTCTTACCTTTAACAGTTCACGATTACTTAGCCAATCCTTAGTCCACACACTTGTTGGGTTTCTATCACGTTGGTAGTCGGTTTCCACTATTGTACCATTGCGTTGTGACTGTACTGGTGCTCCCTGTACAGCACTATCATCTTCTACCCAAGGAAATTCTTTATTTGCTTTTGCGTAGGCAAATCGTCTAGGTAATGAAAAACAATTTTCTCCATTAGCAGTCTTTAAATATTGAACTGTCATTGCGACATTATTATCATGTAGTGCTCTTCCAGTTTGTAATGTAAAATAATTTATAGCATCTACTGTACTTAATACCTCTTTATACCCTGCGTTCAAAAAATCAGGTTCTTCAATATATGGAGTAAATCTTACAATATTATTTATTGATATGTTTTGTAAAAAATTACCTTTTAACTCTATGGTCTCCTGACCTGCTCCTACCTCTGATATTATTGCTGAGTGTACTGATACCTTGTCCCCTGCTTCTAACATAAATCCAGTATCAACCTTGTTCATGAACAAAGCATTATTTGATTCATTACCAGATCCAAATTGTACAGATGATCGATTACTACACTCTAAAATTTTTAAATCCACATAAGGTTCTGTTTGAACTTGTGACATTCTATTAAAAATAAATATATAAAAAATTATCCTAAAATTAATTAATTTAAGCAAATCCTGCTGTAAGGAAACCATTTTCTAATACAGCAACTCTTGCGATTTCAATGTATGTTCTCTGAGTATATTTGTTAGTTCCAGCAAGAGCAGGTAGAGCATCGCACTGTGTAGTGAGCTCAAGACCACGAGCATTGACACGTCCCGAAGGTAGTTTGTACGCTTGGAAAAAGAAGTTTCCAAGAACACCAGTAGAAGCATTCTGAGCATTACCTTCAAATGTATTGGCGGTAAGGATATTACCTTCAGCAGCATACTCTTCACGCGTAACAAACGGTAGTGAAAACTGAGCACGACTTAGTTTGTCAAACAAGACCGCAGTGTTGCTAAGATCGATCGGGAATACAAAGAAATCATTGTATCTAATATTCGTAGTCATTGTTCCATTTGACTTGACCCCCGAAGCATAATCACGATCAGGGGCAACAGCAGAATATTTATTACAGATAAATCTTTCATCGCGGTTGTCATCATTGATAAAAGTAATTACCTTTGATACAACACGACCAGCACCACCTAAATTACGAACAGAATTCTTAGCATCATCAACCGACAAAGTCGTTTTGGTTAGGCGATAATCATTGTACGCGAAATTAGTTGCTCGTGAGTTAATGGCTTCAAGTTGCTGTGACATAACTTCACCATCATAGAAAATGTGATCGGCAACAAGTTTAGTTTCCGTTAAATCCATTTCAACAGATGAACCTATATCGGCATTATTAGCATTTACAGAAATACGACCACCTACTGAGTCTTCCCATACAAGATCGATAGTGACCGCCTGTTTCATAGCGAAAAGCGGAAGGTTAAGACCCTTCATGAAAGGGAATAGTTCCGCAAGCGTTACAGAGAATACTGGAGCATTGTTGACGTCCTGTTGAAGAGGACATTGTAAATCAGTACCATTGTAATCATTGATGTTAGCAAGACCATAGGTATTAGCAGCACTGTTAGATTGAGCACCAGCAGTATCATTGTACCTGAACTGGTGTGCTATCGCACGTCCAGACATAAATGATTCACGTTCTCTGTTGATTTCATTGGAAAGGAAAATACTTGAGAATGCAGTGAGATGGTTGTAATCATCAGTTTCAGATATGGTATTACCACCAACTCTTAGAGTTGCTCTTTTGATTAAAGAATGTACACCGACACCAAGTGGGAAGAAAGCACCTTCAGCAGTAGAACTATTGCCTTTACAGCATATGGTAATACGGGAACCATCGTGAAGGTATCCCTTGTTAGTTAAAACGAAACGACAGTTAGTTTGGTTATTTACGATCGGATCAAGTACATCACTTGAAACATCCATAGACATATTGGTCTGGATAGCACCAACGCGGATAAGATCAGGAACATTAGATGAGTCCATTTTAGGAGCAGATACAGCAACGGTTTCTTCAATATCAGACATGTTTTGATATTTGAAAATATAAAAATAATTTAAAAAAAAAAATTTTTCATTAGGACTAATCAATGAATGTGGAGTAGCCACCAATCAGTATTAATAAAAAATACTTTAATTATTTATTGGATTACCTGTAAACCTGAGGGACCAAATACAAGAGTCTGGCGTGAATGGACAAAGAGGAAAAGGGCATTCGGTGAATCAGTAGTTAAACCGACTTCCATTTGAATACCAAACGGAGCAGTAGAAAAGTCTTCACCTACACCAGTACCAACCGTGTCAAACGGAACTCCAATACATTCCATGGGACCTCCATCAGCCGTAAGTGGCGGAGTATCCGCAACACCACCATATTCTCTGTTAGTATTGACAGGGGAAATCTCTGATCTTAGATTGACACCCGAAGTAATAGCACTTCTTGCGAATGTTACTACCTGCGGATCAACCGTTGCGATCGAAGCATTTTCTTTAACATTTGTATCAATATTGAAAGCGATAGGCATTCTCATTCCTGCTTTGGTAAAAATGATTTGTTTGATTGGTGCTTGGGTTAAGTCTTTGTTCAGTGGGGTCGTAGTAGCAAAGGAATTAAATTTCATGTTGTTTAGGAATCTGGAAGGACACATATTCATAAATACACCTAAGGTTCTTGAAGTTCCAAGATTGAAGTTAACAACAGCATTTGTGGAATTGATTACGTTGAAATAACTTGTAATAGCATTGTACGTCAACTGACCTTCACTTGGGAGCATACTTCTTGGATCAGCAGGGGCAACAAGTTCACAATGGAGTCTAAGGTTAGATAGTTCATAGAAAGCATCAGTGAGTCCAGTAGTATCCCCAGTTTGTGAATATAAAGCCTGAGCGTCTGGAGAAAGGTTCAAGGAAATTTCTATACCGCCAAGGGATTCATTTGAAAGCGGAACCATGTTCCCTGATGAAAGGAAACCAGTAGGGATCGCAATAGAGAAACTACTACCTTTATTGGTAGATGGGAAATTTACTAATTCTCTTTTCTGTGCTTCATAATTAGGAATAGTTAATGCCATCTCATTCATGTGAGAAAATTTATCAGACTTAGAATTGACGTACGGAAGGTAACTTGAAAGGAAACGTCCATAGTGATTTACCGTTTCTATGACCTGACGTGAACGCTGGGAAGTTACAGTTACTTTTTCAAAGATAGAATAAATCGCTAATTTTTCATCAATTGACAGGGCGTCGGCAGTAGTTGCTGACGCACCAGCCGAATCCTTAAAGAATTGAATATTACCACTGACACGAATACTTCCCGCATCTAATAGGTGAGGTTGTGCTCCAATTAAAAACGATACAATAGGATTCCCCTTTTTGTAGGAAACCTTTTGAGTGCTATTGACATTGCTTGGTTGTACTTCCGAATATATGATACTCATTTTTTATATGAATAAATATATTTATTTAAATGATAATTTTTCAAAAAAAGGATAATTATACTTCAACTTGGATTGAATCAGCACGAATATTAATACGGCGAATGTGGTAAACAAAATTACACCATAATTTATCAAAGTCAGGTTCTTTACCAGCACCAGAGTTCTGGTACAAGACATTTAGTCTACAATCTTTACCACGCATATCATAAACACCATTGTTTAGTGATAAGGCACGACCAATACAGAAGTTTTCGTTAAATCTTGACATTTGAAGAGCAGGCATAGAAGCTTGATTTAATGCTTTATCTAATTCCAGTAAATGAATAGCATCAATTGAAACCTTACTTGAAATCTTTGTAGTATTGACATTCAATGAGGGCTGGTTACGCCCATCATAGAAAAAGTAGTATTCTGTGAGTTCATCTGCTATTCCTGCGACACCAGATTGACTTGAAAGTAGTTTGGTGTCTGGTTCAGCGTGAATCTCATATGTATCCTTACAAGTGATAGAGTCCGATACAGACCGTACAGTAGCATCAGTAGGAACACAAATTATAGATTTTGCCCTTTGATGATTTGCTGGGATTGAAATGTTCGCAACACGATCACCCTTTAATTGTGAATGGTTGTATACTTGGGTTGTAAGGAAATCGTATACCATCATTTTACCTTCACGCATATCCCTTTGTGCTTCTGCTCTAGCCTGATCACCCATGTCAATTTTGTTTAATACTAGTTCAGCATTACTGATTTCATATGATGGGGCATACGCAGCATTAGAAGATACGGCAGTAGAATACATAACATATCCATCGGCGTTTTCTATTTCAGTTGCTGGATTACAAGAAGCAGTCAAAGTGACTTCAATACGTTTATTTACTCCCGCACCAACTTCGGCAAGTCCAGCAATCTTCGCTACAGGAGTAAATGCGTTATCAGTAGTAAGGTCATCTGCTTCTACCATCTTAAATGTTTCACCAACAACAAAAGGGAAGTTAGCAACTTCAAATTGATTGTTCTTACCAGCATCAATGTAAAACTTGTTCGTTGAAGCACCAGACGACGTTGTCCATTTTCCAGGAGTTCCCGTGTTGTTGTCAATGGAATGGAAAAACGGATTTAGTGGAGCACGACGGTTGAAACTTACAGAATCTAACTGGCGGAAAACGCGTTTGTTTTCAGAAGTAAGAATAGTTACAAATAAACCATTCATTAATCCAACAGGTACAACACGATCGTTTTGGAAAAGACCAGTGTGGAGCGGAAGTTTCAATTTACATTTACCATAGGCATTGCTGTTCGTAAAAGCGGTAGTAGTAGCACCAGTAACAGATTCATAATATGGACTAAACTTATGATTTGCTAGTTCGGATTTGGTTGTTCCCTCAGTTCCACGACAATCAGGTGTATAAATACCAGCACCTTCATTGATAGCACGGAGATTTTTAAGGGAAGGATTAGAATGGTAAGCATACTTAGTAGCTACATGAACTGGATAGTGTCTTATTTCCTCCAAAAGTTCAGTTTTGTCCCCAGAGTGAATTCTCACGGTATCCAGTAAAATTTGTCCGCCGATGAGTTCATCAAGCTGAAGACGAGTACTTAGACCACCGCTTTCATCTTGCGATAATTCAAGATCGAACTGGAGGTAAGAGTTCTTAGGTTTAAAGGCATCAATATTAGGAGGAATATAAAATTCAATTAATTTTTGGGCGGAGTATGACAATCCATTCTGTGAAGGGATCGCAACATAACTTTCCTTAAGCGGTATTTTGTTATCAGCAACAAAGAATCCAGACATTTTATTAATGTATTGATATAAAAAAATTATTAAAAAATTAATTATTAAAAATTATCATTAATTAGTTAATTAGTTAATTAGTTCTTACATTTGCGAAACTTCCCGCCATTGATGCCTGAGCAACCTGAGGATTTAAGGTTGGAGGGGTGACCTGTTTATCTTTATCTATCTGATCTACTGTATGTACAGCCTCTGATCCAGCAGCAAGAACACCTGACGCAGCGGTCAATCCAGCACCAATAACTCCAGCCAATTGAAGTCCCGGAACAAATCCTAACATGTCTAATGCCGCCCCACCAATAGATCCTATATTCGCAATCTTTTCTCCAATGTTATCACCAGCAATAAGACTTCCACCTTCTTTTGCGGACTTGATATCAGCAGCAATATCTAATCCACCAGCAGCAAGACCACCAAATGTTCCTGCGGCACGACCTATACCCCCTGCGATTCTTGAACCAGTACCAACTTCTTCTTCTATTCCACCAGCAACCGCCTTACCCTTACTTAAAACGTCCTCACCTTCTTTTAATGTACCTTCACTTGTAGTGATCGCCGCAGCAGGTTTAGCACTTGGTTCCGCTCCCAAGATATCCCATTCCTCATCTTCATATCCAGCTGGTGTTTTGGTGAGGTCTGGATCCGATGATGGAAGAGCAGGCTTACCACCTTCACCTGTTTTTGCGATTGCTTTTTGATAGGCATCTACCTTTCCCTGTACGGCAGCAAGAGCACCACCTTCACCAACAGCATCTTTAATTCCAGCAAGTATACCTAATTCCTTATCTTGACCGACTGCTTCTTTAGCAGCATCTTTTGCGTTTTGAATTTTAGTAGCATTGTTAGCACGTATCTGTTCGTTTAATTCATCTATTTGTGCTGTGCGAGCATTACCTTGTGATATAGCATCACTCATGTTATACATGTCAAATCCCATTTTAATGATAATTATATAATTATTTTTATTCTTCTTTTTCTATTATTTCTTCTTCGTTTGTTTTAGATTTACCACCTGTAGCAATCACTTTTTCAAAGTTCTTATACATCAAAGGAGGATTAGACATTTTCATATATGCGAAGTCATATTTATTAGGAGTAGCACGATTATATAAACTTAACCAATTTTTGGGACCACTAAATAAATCCCCGTACTCTTCTGCTATGGCATTAAGTTCACGTTGATTTGGGAATGGACTTCCAACAATGACGTCAGTAGCATTACTACGAATGATCGGATCGACAGCACCTCTGAACTTTTGTACTGATACAATCAATAATTTAATGTTGTAATGACGTGACCTTGTAACTAAATTAGCAACGTGTTTATCTAATAGACCAACACAATCATCTAACACAACTGCGATATCAGGTCTATCTTCATCTTCATAGGACATTTGTTTTTCAGTGATACCTTGGATAATACTTGGAGAATATGTATCATAGCAAGTGAAACGCTGTTTCATGAATCTTGATGTACTATCCATATTGATTGTAGGACTAATTACAATTACGTCATCAAAAAACTCTTGACCGTAAAGATTATCATTTAAAAAAAGATTAGAGATAATCGTTGATTTACCTGTTTGTCTCGGACTAATCATCAAAAGCATCTTACCAGCACCTTTAACTCCAACTCCTACTTCTGGAAGATTTGGGTGGTGTGTTTTAGCAACACCATCATTCTCTTGTTTGATTGGTATAATTTCAGGGAAATCCATTTGTTATATTATACATTATAAAAAAATATTAATATTATTGAAAATTATAAATATGTTTTGATGCGAACCCTTGATCGCCCATATACAACTTCGGAGGGTACACAGCTTTTCTAATTTCTTCCTGTGCCTTTGCTTTAGCGATATCTTCTTCTTGTTTTGCTTTTTTTGCTGCTTTCCTTTTTTGTCTGAGCATTTCTTGTTTTGTTAAAGCATCTTCAATTGCTTTTTCAATTATAGAAGGATCTATATCCGCTTTAGGTTTTTCTTCAGGTACATCATTTACAATATTTTCTAATTCCTTTAATTTCTTTTGTTGTTGTTTATCATTTGCTATACTTTCTAATTCTTTCATCTTTTTCTTTTCTGCTGCTTTGGCTCGTCGTGATTCTACAGCTTTCTGCCGAGCAATGAATAATTTTTGCTTGTGTTCCTCACTCATAGGTTTCCTACGTTTATCAGACTTAATCTTTTTTACTACAGGTTCCGTAGCGTTCTTGAGTCCTTTTTTTACAAACACTTCATCAGTATTAACTTCCTTGACTTCCATTTCAACTTTCATCTCATCGGCTGGAGCGAGCAGATCTTCTTCATCGGACTCAACAATTAAATCAGGATCTGAAATAATATCAGGCAATACATCACTCATTTTTATACATTTATATATATTTTATTTATTCTTGACTAAAAAATTAATTTATCGATCGAAGGAAGTATCTGGTAAATGTTTTTTCTTTCTAATATGAAACATCGCGATTGTATTTCCGGTTATACCTTCAATTGGTACTTCATCGCGATCAACAATATCCACTGAGAATGAATTAACTTTGATATCTTGGATATTCTCTAAATCAAGATAAGTTTTTTCGTTTGGTTCAAAGAAGAGTTGTCCTCTATCTGAACCTGATGTATCAAATCTGGGACAATGATATACTATCTTACTTTCATTACCTGTTAGACCATTTAGTGATCTTTGCGTTGTACTTGTGAGCCTTACAAACATACTAGTTCCATCTATACTTGTAGGTGTGATAACACTTGAAAAGGTTTTAAATCCTGATCCTTGGGTAGGATCGAGTACTGATTCACCAGGGAAACCAAGAAGAGCAGCACAATTTGCTTCACTACTATCAGTATATAATACATTATCAGGGGAAACAATAAGGTGTATATCAGGTAGTGAAACAGAGAACTTTTGGAATGTATACGGTGTTCCAAGGTGTGTGTCAAAATCGTTGTATTCACCAAGTAGATCATTATTCGCACATAAATCAATATATTTAGGGTTTCCTCCATCAGGTTTAACAGCAGCAGCATACAGATCCATTAGATTTGAAGAACCATCTGCCTTTACTCCATCATAAATAAAATCTGCTAAATCTACACCTTCGTGATCTACAATAGTAAATTGGGAGGAATCACTTACAAGTTCAAACTTAGGATATAGATAGGCACACGCCGTATTGATTGGTTTAAAGGTATTATCCTTGAGTGGCGTACCTAAATCAGGACTACAGAATAAATCCCTTGCCCCGGTACCTGAGTTTCTTAAAAGCACATTTATTTGGTTTCCATCTACAAAGAATTCTATTTCATCATAGCCTGAACTGTTAGTATTTAAATCATATGGCGTCGCTACAAGGGCACCAGTATATCCATAGTATATTACTTCCCTTGGTTCTAACTTTCTGTCTGTGTCTGATACTACGGCATGATATATTTTTAGTTCGCCGTTGATCTCAGCAACACCAAAGTCAAACCAATCCTTTTCTACAGGTTGACCCCACGTAGGGACAGGGTTTTCTTCGGTTGCATATCTTGAAAGACCATATGCCCATGAGTCACCTGCCTTTGAAAAGTCTACGACATGTTTTGCTTTACGCTGTGACATCGGTAGTTCAGTCGCAATACCATATGCTCTTGTAGTAGTTGTTGTACCCTTGACTATCTCTCCCTTTGTATTATTGTATGTAAAATCATTACTGTTAACATCAGCAGGTACGAATTCATCAGGTAATTGACTTACTGGTGGTGTATCACCTTCACTGAATTTAATATTAAATCCAGCGAAACTTCCATCAGCATTTTGTTTTACTGAACCATTAATACGATCTTGGTAATCAGGATAAAATACTGCTTTTCTTATACTTGGTAAAAGTACATTATCAACAAAATCTTGATCACTATATAAACCTTCAGGTTCTAATGTGAATGGTGCTACTATGCGCGGGTCATCCTCTTCTCTAATAGTATTACTACGACCTTCACCTATGTATAAATAACCTTCATTGTTATTTTTACTGACTATGGGACCTAGCGTCCTATTTACCTTTAAACTTTGAAGTGCGACTTCTGAGTCCGCACCAATGACTAATGGGTGTTGTGTTGTATTTGTCCATTGATTTGCCTGTGCAATCCCAACAGATTCGCCGCCAGTTAAATCAGTATCGTTGGATAGTAATAGTAATGACATTTTAAAAGTATTCAATATAAAAAAAAATATATTAAAAATATTATAAATATGAAAAAGAAAAAATGCTCCTACGATAACCAGGAATGTTTTAATTTAATGAAAGTTCAGGAAGAGGCAAAAAAGATAAAAGCAAAAGATATCTTTGAAGGGTACAAAGATAAAAGTAAACCCAATAAAAAGAAGAAGACTGCCCCTAAATCAAAGAAGAAGAGTAAATATTAAATCTGCGTATCAGCTAAACACCCCAATGTATCAGTTCGTTTCAAAATTTAAAAGGCAAAGTTGAGTTTTTAAAAGGCGCGTATATAGCACGTATAAGTAAACAAAGGCATTTAGATTTTTATGTTTAATTTTATAAAAAGTTTTGTATAGGAAAAAATAATTAATTAAATATTAATTATATTATATAATATTTCATTCTACTTTACTAAAAAAAAAGAGCAAAATAACCATTTACCTTTATTTACCTTTACACGAGTGATACACGCCTTTATAAAATCGATTTTTTACCTTTCATTATCCCAAAATAGCTGATACATTATACCCATATTTTTTGATACAAAATGTAACAAGATATTTAAGGATAATTATATTGTATAATCATGGAAACTCCAACTGATACTGATGAACCTGAAAAGACATTTACAATCCCATTGAAACTATTAGACAATAATGAATTTACACCACAGTCACTATTATTTGATAGATTATCTGAATTAGTTTTAGAATTTTTTGAAGAGGGTAAGTACTCTTATTATGAATATAGAAGTAGTGGTAAACAAGTACCTCAAGGACATAGACAAGCTAAGACTAGAGTCAAAAAGTTTCTTACTAAGAATTTTGGTGATGATGGTGGATTCCCTCAAAAGATATTTTGTAGTATGTTCCATTACATGATAGATATGGATGAATCCTACGCACTGAGGCTAAAGTTAAAAAATCGTAAATTGATTAAAAGGGATAAAGAATTAACTTCACAAGTTGAATTGCTTACTAAAGAAAGAGATGAATTACAAAATACAATGGATATGAAAGTTAGTTACATGTTAGAAAATGAAGTTCAAAGTTTATTGGAAGATACAATGCAAGAAGAACGTGAATCACACAAAAGGAAAATGAAAGAAAGGTACAATATTATATGTAAAAACGATCATACAATCGCGACCCTCAAACAAATGATCGAACAAGGTAATGAAACATTAGTTGGTGAAAAAGCAGATCTTGTAGAACAAAACCATAATCTACGTGAAGAAAATTTGAAGTTAAAAAAAGAATTAGAAAAGAGAGGTGCTGGTCGTCCTTCATTGTCTAAAAAGGAAAAGCGAAAAAGGGAAAAGGAAAAGTTAAAAAAGAAACTTGCTGCTCTTACTGCTAGTAGTAGTAGTAGTAGTGATAGTGATGATAGTGATACAGATTAACTATTATTATTATTATTTGTATTGTGGGGTTTAGTGTACTGATCCCATTTATCTAAACTAATTAAAGATGTATGTTGTTCCTCATAAACATAGGATAATTTTGTTTGATTTATTTTATATTTATTTTGAAACTGTATACAGAATTTAGAAAATGCTCTGTCAACATGTATATACTTTTTATAATTCAAAAAATTATCATATAAATCTTTTAAGACTTCTTTTTTAATATATAATGCCTGAGTACCACATATAGCTTTTTTCTTTTGTTCTAATCTACCTCTTCTATATCCAAACCATATAATATCATAATCATCGAATTGTAATGTATGGATAGGTTTTATAAGACGTACATCATCTTCAAACACTATAATATCTTCTTTAGATTCAATTGCTTTCGGTAAAATGTGATCTACCCAATTACTCATACATACTTGAGTTCTTTTATTTACTTCATCTATACTATTACCTACTATGATCTCTGGATCTAATTCAAAATTTTTATTCATGATAAGTTTTGTTTTCTGCGCGAAATCTAAATTATTTTCATATGTAATTATAAAATATTTCATATATTTACATTAATCATTTTTTAATCAAATGTGATTTATCTATTTTTTTTGCCTTGCCTCCCATGACAGCTGAGTACACCCTTGCAATCCCCCATTGAGTCGCTGATTTTACTTGTGGTCTTACAGACTGTGGATTGGTTCTAAAAGCACCTTCACCTTTTTTTTTAATTGTTCTTAAACCGCTGAGTTTATATCCTGTTAATCGGGATATTTCAGCTAATGAATGCGAAGCGTCTTTCGGGAATTTATATTTTTTGTTGAATTTCTGTTTGTACGTCAAGACCATTTGTAAATAATTTAGATAAAAAAAAATCTAAACTAATCTTAAAATGCCTCTTACCAAAGACGGGAAACCTATTTTAAATAAACCTTTCAAAGGTAGATCAACTCCTAAATCAAAAAAGTTTTCAGTATATGTAAAAGCAAATAATAAAAAAGGATATAAGACAGTTCACTTTGGTGCCGCGGGAATGGATGATTGGCGCTCAGGTAAGGCAACCAAAGA